CAAACATAACCCAACGAAACCCAAAGGTTTTTATTAATAACCCAAACATAACCCAACGAAACCCAAAGGTTTTTATTAATAACCCAAGCATAACCTTGGTTTTGTTTTTAATAACCTTGGTTTTTAATTAAATAACCTTGGTTATTAAACCTTTCAGTTATTTATTAAAAAGCGATCGGTATATTAAATTATTGCTGTGCATATGCTGTGCATGTACTGAGCATAAAAAAATATTGCTGTGCATATGCTGTGTAATGAAACTAAAATAAAAGTATACTTTTTTATTATTATATGATATAATTGTAATTGTTATCGGAGGTGATTAAATGAATAAAAAAAAATGGAATGAGATCGATATACCTAGAATGAATACCGAAAGAGTTTTGGTTACATTCAATTTAGAGAAAAATGTCTTGGAACATTTTAACGATCACGCAAGGTTATATGGTCACGGTGGAAAAAGAAGGCTTATGGAATACATTATAAAAAAAGGTATTGAATCAATTGATTTTGAACGATTGGAGGTATAAGAAATTGGCTAGACCCACAAAACTTTTTCTTGATTATTTTTCGCATGATACAGATTCGGTCAATGATGAAAAAATGGAATTGTTTCGATCAGCTTATGGTAATGATGGATATGCTTTTTATTTTATTATTTTAGAGCGTATTTATAAGAATGAAGGAGCTGTATTAGATTTAAGCAAAAATATTTTTGTTATTGGTTTAGCTAAAAAGTTAATGATTACAATAGAAAAATTCAATGAGATGTTAGAAGTAGCATTTGAACTGAATATGTTCAATCGTGAATTGTTCGATCAAAAAAAGTTATTGACCAGTAATGGAATACAAAAGAGATATGAAGAAGTAATGAAACAAAGAAAGATGTGGAATAAAAAGAAGAAAACAAATGATGATTACGAGTTTTCCAATGAGAAAACAAATGATGATTACGAGTTTTCCAATGAGAAAACAGTGGGGAAAACTACACAAAGGAAAGGAAATATGAAAGGAAAAGAAATAGAAAAGAAATTAGAAGAAAAAGAAATAGTTTATAGTGATATGGTTAATAACTTAACCGTTCTTCTTTGCAATAAATTGCGTGAAAATAATGAAAAGGCTAAACTACCGAGCGACTTGAAAAAGTGGAATAGTGCAATTGATGCGCTTAATCGATTGGATGGTTATTCATTTGAGCAGATCGAAAGTGTATTGCTATGGTCACAGCATAATCATTTTTGGAAAACGAACATTTTAAGTGCTACAAAGTTACGTGAGAAGTTTGCCCAATTACTTTTGAATATGCAGGAAGAAGAAAGGAAGGCGACTGACAATGCACAGTACAAGGGATATGGCAAAAGGTTTGTTAGAACGAATTCAAATGATTCGAAGCACGACAACGATGAAGGATACGCAAGCGACTTGGGAGGATTCACAGTCGAAGATGCAATCAAACTTGTCCAAGCGCGTGGATATTGAATGCGCTAAATGTGATGATGAAAATGGATTTTTGAGAGTGGTTAATGGTTTAGAAATGTGGGTTCGATGTGATTGCGTTGAACGGAAAAGAATAAAAAGAATTATTAAAGCGAGTGAAATTACAGCTGAATTTTCCAAGAAGTCATTTTTGAATTTTGATTTAACTAATAAAAATCAATTAGTGAAAAAATCATATGCTACTGCTATAAATTATGATAGTGAATTCGACAAAATCAGAAGAAGCAGAGAAAACAGCATATCACTATTCGGTAGCGTCGGAAGTGGTAAGACACACTTATTATGCGCGATTGCAAATAATTTAATGAATCGCGGTATTGAGTTGTTATATTTTCCGTATGTCGAAAGTATGAATAATTTAAAGTCTAATTTCGAGTTGATCGAAGAGAAGATCGAACGTATTAAAAAAATTGACGTGTTATTTATTGATGATCTTTTTAAAGGCAGGACAGAGCCGACACCATTTGAGATTACGCAGATTTATGCAATCATCAACTATCGATATTTAAATCATTTACCTATTCTTGTTTCTTCCGAGAAGAACATAAAGCAATTGGAAGCTATTGACGAAGCGACAGGGAGTCGTATTTATGAAATGTCTGCGAATCACACCGTTGTTATTAAGGGTGATAACACTAATTACAGAATGAGGAATTACAATGGATAGAATTAAAACAGGGGTTTACTTGCTTGGATGGTTGATTTTCTACATCAAAAAAAATGCGTATGAGTATATAAAAAAATCCGTTTGATATTGAGCATCAAAGGGATTTACTCAAAAAAAATATGAAAATGGGGTATTTATTAATTATGCAGAAAAAGAGATACGAAATCAAATGCAATCAACACACAATCGTTTCAAACTTGGAGTTGCATGAAGCGATGCACAAAATACATAGGCTTAGATCGTTGTTTTTGAACTTGACTATTACAAGGATGGAGGTGTGATAGTGGATTACTTTGTATCTTCACGCGAAAAAAAGATACTTGATTGTATTCGCGATGAATTCAGAAGTTATCATGACATTAGCAAGCTAACTGGATTGAACTCAAATGGAGTTGTATCAACTTTAAAATTTTTCTTACGATTGAATTTTATCGTTAAGGAAAAAATGAAATTCAAATCAAGGTCATTGAGTTTTATTGAATCGATGAATGCAAAGGTCGAGCGACAGCGTTATGAGATGATAAGTAAAGTAGATGACGTGGAAGAGGTTATTTACAAACCGACAGAAGAAGAAAAAATGTTAGTCGCCGAGATGATGAAGAATAAAGTGAGACGTTCAGAGATAGCCAAAAAGCTGAACATGAAAAAGATAAATCTAACATGGACGATTATTGAGATTGAAAAGTCTAACAAGATGGATGAACGCGAAGGGAACTTTTTATTTGTTGACCGGTTAACGCATCAAATTTACAGGATGATCGAATCGAGCGATTACACAATGTTACAAATCGCGAATCAGCTAGGGGAAGATGCAGGAGAAGTACGCGAGCGAATCATAAATTTAATTAGACTTGAAGCGATAAGAGTAAATCATACTTACAACAAGGTTACATACATACCACTTAATAAAATTTTGAAGTTAAATTCATATAAGAAAAAGGGGAAATGAATATGCAAATCAAATTTAAGAAGTTAGATGAAGAAGCGATCACACCAGAATTCAAAACAGCAGGAGCGGTTGCAGTCGATTTGACAGTCATTGAAGATAAAATAATCCAACCGCTTCACACAGAATTATTAGCGACTGGTTTAGCGTTCGAACTTCCACACGGTTATGAAATGCACATTCGCGGAAGATCAAGCACATTCAAAAATACAAACTTATTAATCGATGGAACAATTGATTCAGACTATCGCGGTGAAGTGAAAATTATGATTAAGAATGTGGGAAGCTATCCAGTCACGATCAATGCAGGAGACCGATTAGCGCAGGGAGTTATCAGCAAGGTTGAACAGGCTTTCTTTTTAGAGGTTCAAGAGTTAAGCGAAACAAAGCGCGGTGTAGGTGGATTCGGTTCAACAGGTGTTAATTTGCAACTTAAAACGTTGATCGATGAGGTAACTAATAATGTATAGTGATTATTCGATGTACTATTCAAGTGATTTTAAGGTTAATGTTCAACAATACAATATACTTAGAAGTGCGCAAGCTGAGATTAATAAACGAATCGAGGAGTACAAGATTATTATTAAAAATTCTAGAGATTGCGATGCGCAAACTTGGAAAAGTGTGAATGAGGAGAAAACCAAGCAGTTAATTTGTGAAATCATGGGATTGCTAGAAGCGCACATATTAATCGGCAAAATGATTACTGGTGAAAATAATGTTAATTGATCGTGATGTGAGATATAGCTTACTTGCAACAATCGATTTTTTAAGAAGTGAATTTGACTGGGTGAGCGTTCAAGACATTATCAATTATTTAGAGCGTAGGACAATGCGAATATATGATAGACGTTCGATTTATAGTCATATAAAAGCATTAGAACAATTTGAATTAATCGAATCAAAGCATATAAGACACAATCAAAAAGTTGTTAGGTGGATATGGACAAGCTAAAAGACGGGACGCAATTAAATTTGCAGACATTTGAACTATTTGAAAAGCCTTATAGCCTTAATGAGTACAGAAACGAGAATCATTATAAACTGAATCAAATCAAGATATTTTGGTCGATGGTCGTAATCAATACGCTACGAATTAAGAAGATTAAGCCAGTCAAACGCGCAAACTTATCATTCGTATTTAACTTCAAAACAAAGATCAGACGAGATGCAGATAATATGGTCGCGACAGTTAAATTCATTATGGATGCACTGGTCAAAGATGGCATACTTGCTGATGATTCTTTTCAGTTTGTTGAGCAGATTCAAATCAGCAAAGGCGAGTTAAAAAAGGATTGTATTACGGTTCAAATATGGGGAGAGATGGATGCATACGGATGAATTCATTTTGTTGTTTGCAAAGTCGATACACAAGCGATTTTTAAGGCAGAAGGGATTGAATACCTTGAAAATAACAATCAACGAAGTGCAAATAAGGGAATTAGAATCAATGTACAGTTACGATGGATACTTAAAATCACAAGCTATTTATAACGATGTTTTATGCGATGTTCTTGAAGTGCTTAACATTGATTATGAAGTTTCATTGAGAAGCGGTCTTAAAATAAAACGCAATGCAAATGAATGACCTGCTTAAAATGCTAATGGTTTTTGTATGTTTGTTGATAATTATCATACTCGAAATCGTATTTAAAATTATGGAGGATGGGTATGCAAAATAAAATCTATGGTGTGAAATTGAGATCGATTCGAAACGATAAAGAAACTGATTACTGGTTTTACAGTGAATCCGAGCGCGAACAATTTATTTTATATCGTGCCAGTTGGGAATATCAGATTGTGGAGTTTTTAGGCGAGCAAGCAAGTTTCGATTTTGATTTAAGGGATGTGAAGGATTGAAAAACGTATCTATTTTGAGTTTTGGTGCAGGAGTGCAATCAACAACATTACTTGTCATGGCTTGTTTAGGTGATATAAAAAAAGTCGATCATGTTGTTTTTTCTGATACTGGGTGGGAACCTCAAAACGTTTATGACCATTTGGAATGGTGCAAAAAGTTTGCTAAAAAATACGGTATAGAAATTGAAATCACTTCAAATGGCAATTTAAGAAACGATATTATTTATGGTAAAGAAAATAACAAACGGTTTGCAAGTATCCCCTTTTTTACTCTTGGTGAATATCCAATTTTTGAGGACAAAAAAGAAGTAGACGAAAACCAATTAGAACTATTTGAATTTGAGATAGAAGAAAAACAAATTATAAAAGGTTATGAAGTTAGAAAAGGCATGGTGCGTAGACAATGCACGAATGAATATAAAATTATTCCTATTCGAAGAGCGTGTCGAAAATTTGCAGGGTTAAAACATGGCGAAAGAGCAAAAGACTTAAATATTGATTTATTAATGGGAATTAGCACTGATGAAATTCAAAGAGTTAAACCATCGCAAGAAAGATACATTACACATCGTTATCCTTTGATCGATAAAAACTTTTCAAGAAACGATTGCTTAAATTACATTAAGGAAAAAGGCTTGCCAACTCCTCCAAAATCATCATGCATAGGATGTCCATTTCATAATGATGTAATGTGGAAGGATATGAAATTAAACGATTCGGTCAGTTGGGAAGAAGCAATATTGATCGATAAACAAATTAGAAAGTTGCCAAGATTTAAAGGTCAAGCGTTTTTACATAAAAGTTGCAAACCATTAGACGAAATTGATTTTGGTACAGATCAACTCGACATAGATGATTTTGCGAATGAATGCACTGGTAGTTGCGGGGTATAATTTTGATTTACGCGAAAATGAGGTTTAAATGATAAAATAGTGTTAAAGCATAGCCAACTCGATAGGGTTGGTTTTTGGCTTATTACAGGCGAAAAAGGAAGGTGCAGACGTGCAAATTATTTATAAAAAAGTTAGTGATTTAATTCCGTATGTAAACAATGCGCGTAAAAACGATGGAGCGGTGGAGGCAGTAGCAAGCAGTATTAAAAATTACGGATTTAAACAACCTATTGTGATTGATTCGCAAGGCGAAATAATTGCAGGACATACAAGGTTGAAGGCTTCTAAAAAGTTAGGGTTGAAAGAAGTCCCTTGCATTATTGCAGATGATTTAACACCTGCACAAATTAAAGCATATCGAATTGCAGATAATCGAGTTGGAGAATTAGCAGAGTGGGATATGGAGTTATTGCAATTGGAATTGGCTGACATTGAAGGTTTTACTGGTTTTGAAGATTTAGATTTTGGATATTCTAACGATAATTACGAAGAAGAAATAACAACAAAAGATCATGGACAAGCGCCACAGGAAGCAATGGAAAAATATATGAATTCAAGTATCAGACAAATTATATTGACTTTTGATATGAATCAATATGAAAAAGTGATTAAAATTTTAGATATGTTACAAGATGAATTTAACGTTGATAACAATACTGATGCAATTTTAAAAGTATTGGAGGATAAAGGTTATGAAGTTTATTGATTTAGAAAAAAGAAAGTTAAACTTAGCAGATTATAAAAAAAGGTCTGCTATTGAAAGTGATTTTGAAATTTTCATTAATGAAAGTTGTACAATTCGAATTGATGGAAAAATAGAAGTTGTGTATATAGAAAATGTGGAAGAAGATTTAAAGTCAATTTTCGAAGCTATACAAAATATTAAATATGCAAAGAGTACAAGAACTAGCGGATTGATATCAACTAGCAGAATTTTTGGATATGCACCTAAAAATGTAACTAGAAATCAACCATGCAGAATTACAACACTAGCATATGAGTTTCCAAGACAGCATTCAATTGTAGAAAAAACAGCGGAAATAGCTAAAAAATATTATGAGATGTACAATCCAAAAAAAGCAGAAGAACATATGAAATTGACTGATGAAAAAATACTTCCGCAATATAAGATATCTAACACGATGTACACAAGTGGAATCATCAACGAAAACAATCCATTGAAGTATCATTTTGACGCAGGAAATTTTGTAGATACTTGGTCTGCGATGTTTGCATTTAGAAAAAATACACAGGGAGGTTATTTGTCGATACCCGAATTAAATTGTGGTATCGAAATAAGAAATAACTCATTATTGTTATTTGATGGGCAATCCTTATTGCATGGGGTTACACCTATTAAAAAGTTATCAAAAGACGCAAAACGCTATACGATTGTTTATTACTCTTTAAAGCAGATGTGGAATTGTAAACCGATTGACCAAGAAATTGTAGAAATGAGAAACAGGAGAAACGACATTGAAAAGAGGAAATCTGAAAGAAGGTGAAATGATTTGGCAGAGTTAAAGTTAAATAAAGAACTAATTGAGAAGGCGCACAGATTAATAAGTGAAGGTCATTATGCAGTAGTTGTATGTACTTATCTAGGCATACACGAATCGACTTTTTATGATTGGTTAAAAAAAGCAAAAGAACATATCGAAGCAGGAAAAAACTCAATCTACACCGAGTTTTCCAAGTCTATACAAGAAGCAGAAGCAAAAGCCGAAATGCGTCACCTTCAAAATATAGCGAAATCAGCGAACGATGGAACATGGCAAGCAAGCGCTTGGTTATTGGAGCGTAAACATAAAAATAGATGGTCGAACAAACAAGAGATTCAATTAAGCGGTGATGAAGAGAAACCTTTGAAGGTGAATCTCAAATGGGATTAGAAATTGAACTATACAAACCTCACGCAGGGCAGAAGGTTTTGCATGAATCACCTAACATCGCAGAGCGTACAAGATTTCGAATAGCGGTATGTGGTCGAAGGTTTGGAAAAACATTAGCGTGTGCAAATGAGATCGTTGAACATGCGCTAGTGTACAAGCGTTCGATTAATTGGTGGGTTGCACCTACTTACCAACAGTCGATGATTGCGTATCGATTGGTTGAAAATGCGTTGCAGGGCACAGGGTTGATTGTGGATAACTTGAAGAGTGAAAAGCGAATTGTTTTGAGAAATGGTTCAGCGATCATGTTCAAATCTGCCGATAACTTCAACGCGCTTCGTGGTGAAGGTGTGGACTTTTTGGTTATTGATGAGGCTAGTATGATTCAACGTGAAGCGTGGGAGCAAGCGATCAGACCAACACTCTCAGATAAGAACGGTAAAGCGATAATCGTGTCCACTCCAAAAGGTCGTAACTGGTTTTTTGAGTTGTATATGAGGGGTCAAGACGAATTATATCCCGAATATAAAAGTTATAACTTCCCAACGTCATCGAATCCACACATACCAACAAGCGAGATCGAAGAGGTTCAAAAGTCCCTTCCATCTGATGTATTTAGACAGGAATACGAAGCTGAATTTTTGCAAGATTCAGCAGGAGTTTTTCGTAATATTCGCGATTGTGTTCATGGAGACTTTGAAGAACCTACGCAGAAATCCTATTACATCGGTTGGGATATAGCGAAATCGCAAGACTTTTCAGTTGTAACGGTTATGGATTCAAATAATCATGTAGTTGCATTTGATCGATTCAATCAGATCGACTATTCGTTGCAACTAAAAAGGGTTGAGATGTTAGCGAATAAGTACCGAGCGGTAGTCTTGATGGATTCAACAGGAGCGGGTGACCCAGTACTTGAACAACTTCGAAAAATGGGTGTAGCGGTTGAAGGTTATCATTTATCCAATACGAGCAAACAACATCTAATAGAGCATTTAGCAGTTGGAATTGAACAACGCTTGTTAACTTTTCCGCAGATTGATGTTTTGATACATGAGTTGCAAGTGTATGAATATGAGATCACACGTGCAGGAAATTTAAGATACAACGCACCGAGCGGTTTTCATGATGATTGTGTTATATCGCTTGGACTAGCTTACTGGAAAGCAAAGCAAACAGAAGCAATACTTTTCTGATAAAATAAAATTTATTGGAGGTGATAACTTGGGAATGTTCGACTTTTTGAAAAAAGACAAGTGGCGATATGTCATGCAAGGTAATTTAAACGTGCCAGTTTGGACAAGCCAAAAAGATAAGCAATTTGTCACGGAAGGTTATAACCGTATCGTGTGGGTGTATTCTTGTGTAAGCGCGATTAGTAGCGCAGTGTCAAGTGTACCGTGGTTGTTATATCGTAAAGGCAGAAATGGACGTTTAATCGAAATTACAGATCATCCGATTTTAACAATGCTAAACAATAGAGCGAATCCTTATATGTCATCAAAAGACTTTTTAGACTATTGGGCGACATACCTTGCGATAGAAGGTAAATTCTATGCGGAATACTCAAATTCGAATATGCCGACTTCACTTTTTCCGCTCTATCCGCACTATATGTACCCTATACCACATCGCACCGAATTTATTGGTGGTTATGAATACCGACTTGATGAACCTATTAAATATTTGCCGAATGAGATTTTATGGTCAAAATTTAATGATCCGCTTGATGTTTACGCAGGGCAATCACCAATTCGCGCATTATCACGTACTATCGATACCGAGAACGAAGCAGTAGATTGGAACAAGACAACATTACAGAACGCTGGTGTACCTGCTGGTGTTTTTCAAGTGCAGAATCCAAGTCCAGAGTTATCGCGAAAACTCGAAGAAGAATGGACAAAGCGTTATGGTGGCGGTACAAACGCACGTAAACCGCTAATTTTAAATTCGGACAAAGCATCTTATTTACCGCTTGGGTTATCGCCAGTCGATATGGACTTTTTAAATCAGCGTAAAGTAAATCGAACTGAAATTTGTTCAGCATTCGGTGTACCTTCTCAAATCGTTGGAGATCCCGAAGGACAGACATACTCTAATTATGGCGAAGCGCAGAAGGCATTTTGGGAAAATACCGTTATCAGTCGTTACTTAGAACATATTCAAAACAAACTACAAAGCGACTTATTACCGCGATACGCTGACAATCTTGAATTGCGTTATGATTTAAGCGGAGTTGGAGCATTAAAGGAAAATGAAGATAAGAAAGCAACGCGAGTATTAAACCTTTGGAAAGCAGGGTTAATAACTCGTAATGAAGGTAGATATTCGCTTGATTACGAAGAAGATTTAAACGGAAATATGTACTTTAATGAACTGGGTATGAGTATGGAAGGCGAGTCACCTTTGCCAACTCCAACGATTCAACCAGTAGCTGAACAACCTGCACCGATTGAAGAAGATCAAGAAGAGCAGGAAATGGAAGAAGATATGCAGGAAGAAGAAAGCGCAGAAGTTTCGATTGACGTTGAGGGTGGAAACTTAGAACAGATTCAAACTTTATTAGAGCAACTTCTAAAAAAAAAAGTCCCTACTAACTATCCAAAAGTAGGCGATGATAAAACAATATCGCTTGTTAATTCTAGTTATGAATTGTTTCCACTTGATTATGCTGAGACGATTCGAAATGAGTATCCTTCCATTTGGGATGAAGGCGGTAACATTCAAGGTAACGACACATACCGAGTTATTAAGCGAATTCGAGAAGAAAATAAAAGCGCTGATGAATTGACCGATAACGACAAAGAAATTATCAAGATGCGTGAAGCGTGGTCAGCGCGACATTTAGAGGATTACAGATTAAATGGTGTAGTTGCACAAATTAAATGGCATATGGTTGGCAGTCGCGGACTAGATCACATGAAACAGGTGATTCAAGAAGCGAAAGACAAGATCGATAATAAAAAAGCAAGAGTAATGAAGATGGACGAACAACGCGAATATTTTAAAGCGTTCGATGCGAAGCGCGAAAAGTATATCAATAAAACACGTGCAGAGTTAAAGAAGCATTTTGAAAAAGAGCGTAAAGAGTTGTTAAAAGCATTAAAAGGTAAGTCGCCAACACAAGCTGAGACGATTATGAATCAAGTTGTAGACGATGGAAAAACAGACCTACGCAACATTTTATATGCCATGAACCGAGTTGTTATAAAAGATTTTGGCGATAAAGTAAACCGCGAATTATCTAAAACGAAGATGCAACATAAAGCATTTGATGAATTTGACCCTGCTATATTAGCATGGATTGAAAAGAACATTGCAAATGCAGTCGTTTTGGTTAGCGATTCAACAAAACGTGAAATTCGAGATATTATCAGTACAGGTATTCAATTCGGTTGGGGTATTGGTTCAGTCGATCAAGAAGAATCGATAGCCTATGCAATAAGTCAATTGTATCTTGATGAGATCATCCCGAATCGTAGTGAAACAATCGCACGTACAGAAACGATCACAGCGAGCAACGAAGGTTCTTTGCAATCTGCTAAACAATTCGGAACAGGTCTTAAAAAATACTGGATTCCTACATTTGACGATTCAACCCGAGATACTCATAAAGAGATGGCGAACAAAAAGCCGATTCCGCTAGATGATGAGTTTATGGTTGGCGGTTCGAAAGGTCAAGCACCTGCATCGATTACTTTGTCAGCAAAGGAACGAATTAATTGCAGATGTACGCTTGGTTACACAGACGAATTTGAAGATTAAAGGAGGTTAAGAGATGCAATACAAATCAAGTAAATTCGAGATCAAAGCAAGCGGTGAAAACATCATTGAAGGCTATTCTGCATACTTTGACAATATCGACTCTTATGGTGATATAATCGAAAAAGGAGCTTTCAAAAAGACGCTCCAAGAAAATCGAAATCGCATTAAAGTGTTATGGCAACATGACACAAGCGAACCGATTGGAAAGCCGATTGTGATGGAAGAGGATTCAAAAGGCTTGTACATCAAAGCACAAATATCCATGACAGACGTTGGCAAAAAGGCTATGACGTTAATGCGTGATGGTGTCGTAGATGAAATGTCCATCGGTTATGATGTGATTAAAGATGATTACAAAGGCAAAAACCGTATGCTTAAAGAGTTGCGATTGTGGGAGTTTTCACCAGTCACATTTGCGGCGAATGAAAAGGCAAAGATTACGAGCGCGAAAAACTTTAACGAGTTAATGTACGACATTAAAAATGCAGATCGAAATGAAATTCTAAATGTGATTCAAAAGTTGAATGACCTTCTTGCTGAAATTGAGCCGACAGAGATCACTCAAAACAGAAAAGAAGATCAAGAAGTGCAAGCAATTTTAAGCATGATTCGAAATTTCAAAAACTAATTATTTGAGGAGTGACACAAATGAGCGATTCAATTAAAGAAATTCAATCGGCAATTACAGAAGCGCTATCAAACAGCGCGAGCAAAGCAGACTTGGAGCGTTTACAAGGTCAATTTATGGAGCGCTTAAACGCGAAATCACAAGACAATGTAGATGTTGATGCGATTCTAGCAAAACAACAATCAGCATTCGAAGCTAAAATGGCTGATATGTTTGAACAACAAAAGAAATCTGCATTTGCAGGACAAGCACAAAAGCAATCTTTCGGTGACTTCCTTGTAAAAGCGCGCATGGGCGATAGCGGTTTACGCGAAATGACACGTAAAGCATTATCCGAAGGAACAGGCGCAGACGGTGGATTTTTAGTGCCAGAGGAATTCATGGCAGAGGTTCAACGTGTCCAATTGGAAGAGACAGTCGTTCGTGCAAATGGAGCGCGCGTTTTGAACATGAACAGCAACATCATGCGCATTCCTGCATTGAACATTGCTTCAAACGCAAGTGGTAGCATTTTCGGTGGTGTATCTGCTAATTGGACTGGTGAAGCAGAATCCAAAACTCCATCTGCTCCAAAATTCAAGCAAGTGACTTTAGAAGCTAAAAAATTAGTCGGTTACGTTGAATCATCCGATGAATTAAATAACGATTCAATCGTATCAATGGGCGGATTGCTTCAAGACTTGTTCACGCAAACAATCGCATTTGAAGAAGATAGCGCGTTCTTAACTGGTAACGGTGTAGGCAAACCGCTTGGTATCGTTAACGCTCCTTGTACGGTTGCGGTAACACGTACAACAGCTTCAAAAGTAGGAACAGTTGACCTAGTAGCAATGTTAGCGCGTTTCTATCGCAAGGGTGGTCAGCCTGTTTGGATTATCAACCAGTCTGTATTGCCTGAGATTTACAAGTTAAAAGATGAGAACAACAACTACATCTTGTTGCCAGGTTCAAACTCCAACATCAGCGGTGCATTGCCAACTAGCATTTACGGAATCCCAGTAGTAGTAACTGAGAAACTTCCTGCTCTTGGTACAAGCGGAGATATCTTGCTTGCTGATATGCGTTACTACTTAATTGGTGATCGTCAGCGCATTACAGTCGATGAGTCCATCCATGTTAAATTCCAAACAGACGAGAAGTCTTGGAGATTCGTTACACGTGTTGATGGTCAGCCTTGGATTGATTCTGCAATCACACCACGCGCAGGCGGTTCTACATTGTCGCCATTCGTGAAATTGACATAATAAAAGGAGGTTAATCAAATGCCAAACGCTAAAATTACTGAAATTAATACAATTAGTGAAGCGATTTATCCGCAAGTTTCTGCAGGAATCTCTTCCTCAGTGTTGGTTGATATGCGCGATTACCGCGAGTATTGCGCGGTTGTATCACACGGAACAGCTACAACAGCAAGCACATTTGTTGTAAAGGTGTATGAGTCCACAGCTTCTACATGGGCAGGTGGTGTAGCTACATTGCTTAGCACAACTACAACATCAGTTGCAACAGCTTCGACAGCAGTTGCAAAAGTGGATGTAGACGTTTCTTCATTGACAGAAGGTAGCCGATATCTTGGAATTTACGTAACAAAAGTAGATACAGCTTCTAGCTTGTCGGCGGTAACAATTGCATCGAATGATCGTTACTTAGGCTAAATTGAGCCTAATAGGTGGATAGTTGACGAATGACAAGAGCGAGCCTGTACGCTTTTCCACCTATTAAATACAGGACAACACACAAACAGGAGTGTTCATGATGGAAGAATTAAAAAATCAAAAGTCTTTAAATATTATGGTTGCCGTACCGATGAATCGCCCAGTTGAATTCCGTACTTTTGAGAGTTTCGTTCGATTGGCTAATTTGCGCGGTGTGCATAATTATTGTTTTGCTTTTACTCAAAATAGTTTGGTGTATGATGCGAGAGATACGCTTGTCGATCAATTCTTAAAAAGTGGATGTGATGCGATCATGTTCATTGATTCGGACATGGTTTTTCATCCGCAATCAGTTGAAATTTTAAGCGCACACAACAAGCCATTTGTAACAGCGAAAGCATTCAAACGTGTTGAACCTTTTCAACCTTGTTTTTATAATAAGGTTGAATTACTTGAAGATGGTCAAGCCTATTTGGAATCACCAGTTGAATATCCAGTAGGATTGTTGCAAATTCAAGGAGCAGGGTTAGCGTGTGCATTGATTAGGCGCGAAGCATTTGAAAAGATTGAAGCACCTTATTTTTTCCCACATAAAAACTTGGGTGAAGATTTAAGCTTCTGCTTAAAACTTAAAAATGCAGGTGTTGAAATGTTCGTAGACTTGTCGTTACAGTTTGGTCACTTATCGCAGACGGTTGTATTGGAGGAGCATTTCAAAAAAGCATACGAGGAAAATAAAGAAATGCAGACAACCAAAAAATTGTATGTGGATGGTGAGTCGAAATGAAACGAGTGCTGATTGGTGCACCTGTTCGACAAGATCACCAAACATTTTATAAATATCTTAAAGCGCTAAATCAACTTGATACCGATGGTGTCCATGTTGATTTTTTCTTTATTCTGCACAATTCATCTAGACTTAAACGATTCTTAAATCCGAATCAATTCATGGAATTCACAAGCCAACACGATTACAAGCGCGATGAGATCATGCACCACTGGTCAAACAACAACTTGAATGATGTTGTTTTTATGAAAAACTTGTTAATTGACAAAACTATTCAAGGCAACTATACACACTTTTTTTTAGTCGATTCGGATATAATTCTAGAACCCGATACACTTCAAAGGTTATTGTCGCATGATAAGTCAATTGTTTCTCAATGTTTTTGGACAAGTTGGACTCCAAACAGCGAACCCATGCCGAATGCTTGGATGGGCGACTTTTACAGTTTTATATATGAAGGTCAGTGGCGCGAATGGCATAACGAAGGATTGTATGAAGTCGGTGGGAGTGGTGCGTGTATTTTGATTCATTCGCAAGTTTTTTATGATGGTGTGAATTATAGTCCTATAAAAAATGTTAGCTTTTCAAATTGGGAAGATAGAGCATTCTCGATTCGTGCGCATTGTGCAGGTCATTCGATTTTTATGGACACAACGAATCCACCAATTCATTTGTACCGACAAAAAGAATTAAAGCCAAGCAAAAACAAAATGAAACAAGCACACCAAACAAAATAAAAGGGGGTGCAGATATGGGATATTGGGGTTTCGAATCATTAGAGTATCGAAAACCGAAGTATCAGAATGTGACAGTATCAACGAGCGAGCCAGTGCATGAGCCAGTTTCGATTGAGGAAGCAAAAAACTATTTAAAAGTTGATTATTCAACGGATGATACGTTAATTGAAAACTTAATTCATGTTGTGCGAAAGCAGATCGAGAATGAATTAGGCGGTTTACTGATCGTTAAAAGAGCGGTCACACAACGTCAAACTGGTGGACTTGAAACAATTGCTTTATTGCGTCAACCGGTAAATTCAATTACTTCTGTTACTTATTATGATAGTTTTGAATCAACAGGAAGTATTGTTGCATCGACTGATTATCGATTCTCAGACGGTCAATTATATCATCGTAATAATTGGTTTGATGCAGGTAGAGAATCAGACGGATATGTCATTGTGTACAATGCAGGGATTGCAGACGATACAGGACAAAGCGCAGAAAATTCACCACACACTTTACGTCATGCCATTTTGCGAATCGTTGCATATCTTTACGAGAACCGCGAAGAGTATGTAACACAGATCAACGAAGGTAATTTATCGGTCACTTATGACAAAAAAATTCGTTCAGATGTGAATTTACTATTAATGCCTTATCACACAGGGCAGGCGGTGTTTTGATATGCTTACAAGATTACGACATCGAGTAGAGATTCAAACGCTAACAACGGTTAGTGCAGGTGGTGGATGTTTTACTGAAACTTGGACAACTACCGCGACAAGATGGGCGAACGTACAAGTGCAATCCGCAACAGAAGAATTCACATTCGGTAAAGATCAACAAGCAAATCGTTATCGAATTATCATGCGTGAAGAAAACTTTACAAATAAGAATCGATTGATCTTTAATGGTTTAACGCTAACAATCGAATCGATTAGTGACCCAACGCAAGCAGGTCGAATGATTGCGGTTATTGCTAGGGGTGAGGTTGCGTGATTAGTGCGAGAATCGATAACTTTAAAGCTTTTCAAGATCAAATAGAAGAATTGATGAAGAAGTTTCCGAAAGAGGTTTCAAAAGAGATATACAATACAGCCTTAGTTGATGTAGAGTCATATATGAAAAAAGAAACGAATATCCCAGTTGATACCGGTCGATTGCGAGCATCAATTCATACGAAGCGAGTTGGAAAGCCAACGCACACATACACAGATCGAGAAGGCAATTCATTCAATGGTACGTTAACAGGTAACGTATCGAGAGATCAAGTTATTGTCGGTACAAATGTCGAATATGCTGAGATCATGAATAAGTATGGTGGCGGTGGAGATAATTCGCGTAGAAAATCTGGTGGTGCAAAACGCCCAAAAGGCTACGGAAAAGGATTCTTTAATAAAGCGGTTGAGAATGGCGAGAAACGATTGATGGAGCGTATGGAAGATTTAATAAATAGGTTGGGTGATTCAGTATGAGCGCACAATGGGAAGTGCAGAAGGCTTTATATACAGCACTATCAACCGATTCTGTCTTTATGACAAAGGTTGGTAATCGCTTATATGATGAGCCACCAACCAACGAAACATATCCATATGTGACTATTGGACAAATGATCGAATCAAAGTACAATCGACTAGACAACAAAGGTTATGAAATCAATGCTACAATAGTCATATACACGAAAGCAGGTAGATTAGGTTACAAACCTGCGAAAGAAATCATGGTTGAAATGAATCGTGTACTTAATCAAAAGCGTTTTACAATGACTGGATTCAATATGATTCAATGCTACTTCGACAGCGCTGACAATGATCGAGACGAAGATAAGCGAATCATTACAGCAAATTATATTATTTTAACTCAGGAGGTTTGATTGATATGGCATTTTTTGCACAAGGCGCTACTTTTAAATTAGGTTCAACAACGGTGGCAGAGGTTACAAGTATCAGTGCACCGAATTTAACAGCAGACACATTAGACGTAACATCACACGGTTCAACTTCTCGTTATCGTGAGTTCGTTCAAGGATTGCGCGATGGTGGAGAAATCACAATCGAAGGTTTCTACACGACAGCTTCTTCCAGTTTGATCGTGACACAACTAAATACTTCGAGCGCAATTACAGCAGTTGTAACACTTCCAACGACACCGAGTGCAACAGCATTTACAGCATCGGTTATTACAACAGGCTTTACAGCAGAAGCGCCAGTCGATGGTACTATTCCTTTTACAGCAACATTTAAAGTGACAGGTGTACCAACATTAGGCACTATTTAATAAAAAAATTTGAGGTGTATATATGCGTAAAACAGTTTCGATCACGTTGGACAGGGAACGGAATATGAAACTAGATTTAAATGCTATGAGTGAATTTGAGGAGATGACAGGAAAATCCTTATTCACGATTGGTGCTGAATTGCAACAAGCGCGGTACATTCGCGCGATGATTTTTTCTTGCTTGAAATCTGCAAAAGAAGATTTAACAATCGATCAAGTCGGTGAATTTATCGACATGGACAATTTGGAATATCTTCATAGCCGATTAAATTTGTTGATGAATAAAAGCTATGACAATGAAGAAACGAACGAAGATAATAAAAAAAAATAGAACCACCGAATTTGTTAGAGTTGTGGTCGATCGGTCGTTATGACCTTCGACTGAATGATGAAGATTTTTGGGGTTTGACCTTGCGTGAATTTAATTTATTAATGAAACGACACAAGGAACAGAGAAGCGCTGAGATGTTCAATTCAGCGCTTATTTGTGCAACTATCGCAAATGTGAACAGGTCAAAAGGTAGAGCATACACACCACAAGACTTCATGCCAAAAGAAAAAGAGAAAAAAATTAAAATGAAAATTGAGGATATGTTATCGGTACTTAAAGCGGTAACAGCTTCGAATGGCGGTGATATCAAATGTTAAAAGAGTTACAGGTTCGCATTGGAGCGACAACGGTTGAGTTTCAAAAGAAGATGGCAGAAGTACAGGCGACAGTTGCAAAGGTTGGTACAAGTTTTCAAAAATTTTCGCAACAAGCTACGCAATCATTTTCAAATGTTACGAAGTCATTAGAAAAAAATGCCGATAGTATTAGAGATTTTGGGGAAATGACATCAACTTTTTTGACGTTACCACTGGGAATCGCGGCAGGTGCATCGATCAAGTTGGCTAGTGACTTTCAAGAATCATTAAACAAAGTTAATGTTGCATTTGGAAATTCAGCATCATCCGTTATTGAATGGTCAAAAACTTCTATTGATTCAATGGGAATGGCAAGCGGTTCAGCGTTAGACGCATCGGCTTTATTTGGTGATATGGCAACAAGTATGGGAATCGGACAAGCAGAAGCATCGAACATGAGTATGTCATTGGTTCAACTTGGTGCAGATATGGCATCTTTTAAAAACGTACCAATTGAGCAAGCAATGCAAGCATTGAACGGTGTTTTTACAGGTGAGACTGAATCTTTAAAAATGCTTGGTGTTGTTATGACACAAACGCAACTAGAAGCATTTGCATTGTCACAAGGTATTCAAAAAAATATAAAAGATATGTCCGAAGCTGAAATGATTAATTTAAGATATGCTTTTGTCATGTCTAAAACTAAAAATGCACAGGGTGATTTTGCAAGAACCGCAGGAGGTTCAGCGAATCAAATGCGTATCTTTTGGGAATCATTGAAGGAAGTTGGAAGACAAATTGCTGATACCATACTACCTGCATTTACTTCATTTTTGACTTGGATAAATAAATTATTAAAAGGTTTTACTGAATTATCAGATGGTGCGAAATTCTTAATTGCTATTTTAGGAGGATTAGCAATTGCAATTCCTCCTATAATCGTAGCAGTTGGTATGTTAGGTCAAGCGTTACCTTTTATTACTGGCGGTTTCGACAAGATGAGTAAATCAATGAAGGGTGCGCTAGGTTGGATTGGATTAATAGTTACAGCTATTGGAACTGTATCAGCTTATTTTTTATCATCCGAAGAAAATATGAACAAATTAACGTATGCTTTTGAAAAATTAAAACTGATGAATGAACTTATATTAGAATCGGTATCATATGCTTTCGGTCGATTGAAAAATGTTTTATTAAAAGACATCGCTACTATCGAATTGTCATTTTTAAATTTTGTAAAAAACACAAGTTATTTTGATTTTATGACTTTTGGTTATGGTGTCGAATACGCTGATAAAAGAGTTGCTGAATTACAAAAAACGATTGAAAGTATTGATACAGAAAATGCAAATAAAAATTTGGCATATACAAAAGACATTGCCGATTTTACTGCAAAAGGTGTTAGATTATTGAATCAAGAATTTGCGGATTTAATGGGCAGAAATAGTTTTGATACAAAACAATTCGCAGATTTAGCAGGTCAAAAGGGAAGAGAAGCAATAGAAAAGCAACAACAAAAAACTGCTGTTTCTATTGAAAGTGTGAATAAAAAACTTGATGAGCAAAAAACAAAGTTAGATGAAGTCAAAAAAAGAAATTTAGATTTTGCAAAGACATTACAAGATGCAGTCATTGTTGCATTAAAAAATAAAAATGATTCAATCATTGAATCCGTTAAAGTTTTGCAAAAGTCTATTGATAGTGAAAAAGACGCTTTAAAAGATTTAAAGAAGCAATACATGGATTCTTATGAGAAAATTCGTGACGAGATTGACGAAACTTATAAATTGCAAATCGACACCTCAAAAGATAAATATGAGGATGAGATCGACAAAGAGAAGGATTTAACCGAGAAGAAAATCGATGAGATTGAGACGCGCAGAAAAAATTTAGAGAATCAAATCAAACAGGAAATTGCATTGGGTCAAGATCAAGCTTATGAGCAAAAGAAAGCATCAATATTATCTGAGATGTTCCAATATAAAAATCTTAAAACAAGATCGGAAGTTGTAGACGCTATTGCGAACTTGACAATCGATCGTGAAAAAGAACTCAATTCCGAAGGTAATTCAATTAAACTTGAAGCTATAAAAGAGTTTACAGACGAAGAAAACAACTTAATTAAAAAACGATTAAGTGAATATCGCAAGCTTGAATACTCAAATTTAACTGACCGAATTATTCAGATTCAAAAAGAGGGCGATTTAACACTACAAAATAAAAAGTTAAAGTATGATGAAGAGTTAGCGCAATTAAAAGAAGCTAACTTAAAACAACATCAAGAAAATACTTTTAATATGATTAAAAATTTAGCAATGGCACAAGAAGAATCAGATAAAAAAATTGCTTATTTTCAAGCTGAGATAAAAATAAAAGAAAAAGGATTAGTCGATTTATCATCAAAAGAAAAAGAACAACTCGAAGCAAAAAGGTTGTTATTGGAAGCAGATCACAAAGACACAAAGCAACTTTTAAGAAGTTACAACTCAGATTACTTTATCGCGGGTCGCGATTTTGCGCAGGAACTCATCAACGGATTGAACTCTAAAAAGTCCGATATTACAAAGTTGATGGAGTCGATAGCAAGTCCACTCAAAAAATCAGAACCAGTTAAAAGTGGTCTCGAAATTGGGAAGGAATTCGCTAATAGCGTGACCAATACAATTCGCGATTCGGTTGGTTCGGCAATTGAAATGGCTAACGCGAAACTTCCTATAAATTTGAACTATCCAAAACTTGCAAGTAACAATGCAAAAGTTGGAATAAATGAAAGCTATCCGATGATAGCGAATCCACCGATGAACGAGTACAACCGTACAAACTGGATGGATATCGCAACTTCGACGCGTAGCACTACACCTGCGGTTTACCTTGACGGTAAAGAAATCAGTAAAGCAATCATGCCTTATTCAGTGGATATTATCAGATCAAAAACAGGCTTATTATATTGAGGTGTAAAATGATTCGAAAAGTAATCGTAATTATGTCAAGTGATTTAGAGCAATCGAACGAGTTATGTAATAGCATCGGCGCTGAGGGTAATACTTTCAGCGTTCCTTTGTTTAATTCCAAAAATGAACTATCTAACTATGTCTGCAATTGGAACATGACAGATGAACAATTCGAAGTGATTCACGATCATCTTATGTTCATATTGTTTGATTCACTCGATGAAGCACTTCAAACATTGAAACTACATTTGAGCGGAGGTGAAGAAAGTTAATGGGCGCAGTAAATCCGACAACCTTTTCAATTTTAACGTATCGAGCATTTGAACCGACTGAGATAAGCGGTCTCAAAGCATGGTACGATGCAAGCACAATAAACCAAGCAGATGGAACAAACGTCAGCGCTTGGCTAGACAGTAGTGGGAATGAAGCGCATATGTATCAATCAACAACAAGCGCACAACCAACATTACAGACAAATGAATTAAATGGTCGCGCAGTTGTGAGGTTTGACGGAACAGATGATTTTATGAATTTAACCGCTCCTTTTGATGTGTTGCCTAATAACGTGCCAAGTGTGAACGCTAATACATTTTCGAATAACGGAAATTATTTAATTTGCTCCAACGGTTCTACTTCTCCTTATGTCGTTTTATATAAAAAAAACGGAAATGTATTTAATAAAATGACAAACTTAGGTTCTTTTACTGGAACCGCATCATATCAGCCGACATTTAATATTGATGATACTTATTTACAGATTGGCTCAAACGCTTCTCCGTATTTACACATATATAAAAGAACTGATGATAGTTTTTCTAAATTATCAAACCCTGCAACTTTGCCGAATGGAGCAGTTGTATCATCTCACTTTTCTAGCGATTCGACTTATTTAGCTATTTGCGGTAGTTTTACAGGTCGTTTAAGCATATATAAAAGATCATTGGACACATTCACTATACTAACCGCTCCTGCAACAATTCCGACTGGTTCAATTTCAAGGAGTGTCATGTTTTCCCCAGATGATTCTTTTTTAGCGGTAGCAGATTCGTCTAGTCCTTACATTTTGTTTTATTCAAGATCGGGAGATGTTTTTACAAAACTAACAAATCCGACAACATTACCAACATCGGCTTTAAATACTTTAAATTGGTTGAATTCTACAACGTGTGCAGTCGGTCAAGATGCGAGCAATACAATATTGATTTATCAATATGACGGTTCATCAAAATTTGAACTTTTAACAAGTTTCAACGTCACTGGTGCTACTGGAATTAATTCTTTAAGATATTCAAATTCAAAAAACTATTTAGCAGTCGCGCACAATGCAACAAATTATTTTACAGTCTACTCAATTAGTGGAACAACATATACAGCTTTATCAAACCCTGCATCATTACCACTTGGAGCAGGTCGAGGTGTTGCGTGGGGATTTAATGACACGAGTTTAGTTGTAGCACACACAACTTCACCGAATGTACAAGCATACACATTTGATGGCACAACGTTAACAAATTTAACGAAGTTAAATATGTTTCGAAATGTTGGAGGTGGAACGGTTTTTGTAGTAAAAAAAGTAAATCCAACAGGAAATCAACAATTTTCTTTTTCGGCTATGCGCGGAGGTACTAATACTTTCGGAGGTAGAATAAATTTAGGTTCAAGCGTAACTGACAATAAGTATATTTTAACTGGTAGAAGATTGGATGCAGATTCATCACAAATATTATATTCAACAAGAAGCGCAGATAATATATTTACAATTTTAACTGGTTTATTTGATTATTCTAATTCTAATGCTTACTTATATAATGATAATGTTTTATTATCATCATCCACATCTTTTCAAACTGATGGAAATTCAAGTGATACAAATTCAGTTGTTATTAAAATAGGTGCAACAGATTCAGTATCAACATTTTTTCTTTCAGGCGATATAGCCGAAATTATTGTATTCAACCGAACGCTAACAACCCAAGAATTAAAAAATGTTCACTATTATTTAGCTACTAAATACAATATCTCAGTACCTTTATAGGAGGTGAAAAAATGGCTATTTTCATTCCAGTAGACATAACGTCATATTATCGCCCAACATCTTTAAATATTGAGGATGAAATAAACGCACGAAGCACAGCGCGGTTTCAATTAGTGGATAAGTCAGGAGCGCTGAATATTACAGATGGAGCACCAATTGAGGTTTACGATTGGACCGGAAACTTAATATTCGGTGGTTATACGATATTCCCTAGAAAAATAAACCCGATTGGAACTGATGTACTTTTTTATGATATTGATTGCGTAGATCAAAATTGTTTAGCTGATCGTTACTTGGTAGCGAATGCTTATCAATCACAAACCGCAGGTTATATTGTTCGATCACTTATGAATGAGTACCTTTCGAACGATGGAGTAACCGAAGGAACGATTCAAGATGGTGTCGTTTTAGATACGGTCAAATTTGTTCGAAGCGGTAGCGTTACAGATGCAATCGATCAAATTGCTGAGATGGTTGGATTTACTTGGTTCATCGACTTTGACAAAAAGCTATATTTTGTCGAGCAATCAACAGCGACAGCACCAATAAATATTAACGACACAAGCGCTATTTTGAATGTGAACGTTAGACAAGATCGGTCAAAGTATCGAAATCGACAATATTTGCGCGGTGGTCAAACTCCAACAGATTCAGCAATAACAGGCGAATCACCTTCACCGAAACCCGATGGAGTAGCGCGGACGTTTACACTTCGATATCCAGTAGCAGAAAAGCCAAGAATTTATATTAATTCGGTGGAAGTTGCACAAAGTGATATAGGTGTGAACGGATTAGACGGAACAGTTACACCATTAAAATTCTATTTTAGTTATGGCAGTAACACGATTACGCAGGACACAACACAAACCGTTTTGAGCATTACGGACACGATTACAGTTGATTACATCGGCTTAATTCCGCTTTTAGTTGTGGTAGAGGATTCACTTGCAATCGAATCAAGAGCATTAATAGAGAATAATGCAGGGGTATATGAAGCACTTGAAACGTTGCCGAACGTAAACGACAAGACGCAAGCATTAGATATTGCAAACGGTAAATTGCGAAAATTTACGAAGATTGAGAAAGAAGTAACATATGATAGTTTTCAAAGTGGTTTATATGCAGGACAATTGCAGACAATAACACTTTCGAAATATGGCATATTGGCAGGTGAATTCTTAATTGATCGTGTGACGATTCAAGATTTTGATGATAACGGACGATTTATTACAACGGTTCATGCGGTAGATGGAGAAGCCTTTGGAGGTTGGACAAGTTTTTTCAAGTCGCTTGCTAAAAAGGAAAGCGGATTAGTGATCGAAACAGAAGAAAGATTAGTCGTATTGAAAACATCATACGAAGGTGAAGCATGGACAGAGGCAAGTACACAAACAATTTTCGCTTGTTCCGTTCCCAATGTCGCACTATATCCATCAGCAAGCCTTTTTCCATGTTGACCGCTTCTGCGGTTTTTCTTTTATAATGAATATTGTGAGGTGATTTTATGAATGAACAAAGCGGATGGAATGGAACGTTTGACATTTTTATCAAGCAAGACGATCAATGGATTCACGATCAGACAATTAATAATATGGTGACAGATGCAGGACTAAATTTATTACGTGATACGTTGCGCGGTACGATCACAGACGCACAGATTAAATATTTTGCAGTAGGTACATCATCGGCAAGTGTCCTTGCCACGCAGACACAACTTGGTGCAGAAATCTTTCGAAAGCCTGTCTATTCAAGAACAGCAGGCGCGACAGGAGTTTTGCAATCAATTGCAATTTTGACGGAAGCCGAAGCGGTAGCTAACATTCAAGAAATCGGAGTTTTCGCAGGGAGTACAGCGAGCGCAACGACAAATAGCGGAATCATGATTAGTCGAATTTTATACAGTCGCAACAAAACAAACCTTGAATCAATTCAAATTCAGCGTACAGACACAATCGCGAGAGGGTGATAATAAATGCCTTATACACCGACAACATGGGTTAATGGTAGCGCACCTGCGTTATCAGCTACAAACTTAAATAACATCGAAACTGGTATTAGTAATAGTATTAATAAAGATGGTAGCGTTGCTATGACAAGTCAATTCGTGACAGTCGCAGGAAGTGCAACAACTCCATCAATTGCTCCGAGTGGAGACACCAATACAGGTATATTTTTTCCATCAGCCGATACAATTGCATTTGTTGAAGGTGGTTCGGAAGTTATCCGAATCGCTTCAATTGGCACTTTCAATGTAAGTACAGCTGGTTCACAAACTACACCGATAATTGCTTACTTATCTGATACCGATACGGGTATTTATTGGTCGGCAAATAACAAATTAGCTATTACCGAAGGTGGCAGAGGTTTAACGTTTGATGAGTTTAAGATGTCATTATCAATGGGAGCGATGATATAATGCCAAGAATAGCGAAGCGATTAGCGCAGACAGCACTCAGCACCACAACTGCCGCGATATACACAACACCTGCAAGCACAACCGCGCAGATAACAGAAATCTATATTGCCAACACTGGCACAACACAACGCACAATCAATTTTACGACAGGCGGTACATTCTCGACTAACTCCATTATTATCGGCTTAGCAGTAGGTGGTACTGCTTCGGTCATTTTGCAAGATACAAAAATTGTCGTTCCTGCTTCTGCTATTTTAGCAAGTCGCCAAGACACAGGTACAGACATCATTGTTACAGTTTTTGGGATTGAGGAGACTTGATAATATGCCTATAACACAAATTCCATCAAATATAGTAATACCAAAACAGCCTAAAATTTATACTTTTTTACAATCTACAGCAGGTACAGGTACTTGGTATACAGCTATTAGTGCAACTGGAATAAGGGGAATTTTAAGTAAATCAACAATGACAATAGACGGTGCAAGTTCATCTAATAGTGCAATCGAAATGAGAATAACTATTGATGGTGTTATAAATACAATTGGTGTTGTAGGAGGAAACAATTCTTCAACAGGTTTAAATCATAATGGTTATACTAGCAATACTTATGTTGCGTCAGATTCAATAGACTATTTTGCAAATGTTACATTTTTAAATTCAATTACCGTAGAATTCAGACAAAGTACAGGCGTAACAAGACAACTAAACGGAACAATAATGTATTCAATTGAATGAGGTGAGTTAAAATGACTTTGGAACAATTTGAAGCGCTTCAAACAAAAACGCTTGAAAGTGGTCAAGTGCTAGTTGAGATCGAACCAAATGTATGGGTTGATTATGAAACGTACAAGCCTAAACCATTTGCGGAGGTTGTGAACAATGGCGAATGAGGACGAAGTGCTACAACGATTGACGCGAGTTGAAACTAAACTAGATATAATGCTAAACGACACAAGCCGAGAGCGCAGGATAAATGAACTAGAAGATAATCAGCGTTGGTTGTGGCGAGCGGTTTTTGGTACGTTTATTGCAGGTGCAATCAGTTATATTTTGAAAGTGATGTGATAAAATTGGCTTTCAAAATGAAATATCCTATCAAACAACAATTCTTAACTTCTCCAAGCAGTCGCAGAAGTGGATTGAAAGCCGATACTATTAAATTTTTAGTCGCGCATGATACTGGCAACGAAGGAAGTACAGCTAGGGCAAACGTCAATTATTATGAGCGATCACGAAACGAAATGAGTGCAAGCGCACATCTGTTTGTGGACAACCTTGAAATTATCGAATGCATCCCTGCATTTAAGCAAGCTGAAAAAGCATGGCACGTTAGATATGACATGACACAAGACAACACACGTTACGGACGAGAAGCGAATGACGCTAGTATTGGTATCGAGTTATGTTATGGTGGTGATGTAAACACACGAGAAGCATATAAACGCTACGTTTGGACATTGGCATATTTGTGTGAAGTGTACGGACTTGAACCAAGTCATGACATTTGCGGTCATTTTGAACTAGACCCGAAGCGAAAAACAGACCCAGTTAATGCGCTGAAAACAATTAATAAAACTTTTGAGGATTTAATATTAGATGTTAGCTATGAATTAGAGATATGCAGGTTAGGAGATGAGCCGATCATGCAGGAGATCATCAAACGTATTGAAGCCTTAGAGGAAAAAAATAACATGGATGTTCCAAACTGGGCGAAGGTTGCAGTAGATAAAGCGATCAAACAGGGGTTGATCGATGGTGCTAACGGTGGCAATGGTCGATCATTGGACGTTTATACGTTACTGGTCATCCTTGAACGAAAGAAGCTGATTTAATGATAGAAGAGAAAATCGCTTTATTAATTCCGATTCTTACAACTATGCTCCAAGTTATTAAAACAGCAGGTTTTAATGTGAAGTACATTCCACTTATGGCACTCCTATTTGGCTTTGTATGCGGTTTAATTTTGTATCAGACAGATTACATCAACGCTTTCATTACAGGCGCTACAATCGGATTTTCAGCGATTGGAATTCATAGCGGAATAAAAAATACAATTGAGAAATGACCGTCAATTTTGGCGGTTTTTTCTATGTTAAAAATAAATATTAATAAAGTATAGTTATACTATTTACAAATGGGCATACTATCGTTATAATTGAGATATAGCAAGGAACAATAAATAAATGGAGATGGTAATCATGGCATATCGTACAAAAACAGTTTATATTGCAAGTTGGGGTAGAATCTCACCATGTCACAAAATTATTGCTGATGGGTTAATGGAGCGACTTTATTTTTGGAAGTGCAAAGTAAATGAAATCGGAATCGTCAAAAAGTCTGAGTTAATTCGCGGTAACTTATACACGTTGGATGAATTACAAAACGAAAAATCATTTTATGTCAATGTTGACATGGCGAAGCAAGCGGTGATCGATCATTATAAAATTGTCGATCAAGAGAAGGGAGCGCGATAACATGAATTACGAATCGGCTATTAAAAAAAGTATTGAATTCAAGAGAGGTTATATATATTCAAGACTTCAAAACATCGAATCATTTGAGAAAAAACACGATTTATTATTAAGTGAACTAACTGCAATATTCACGATCAGAATGATTTTAATTGATGCAGGAAATGACGGTGAATTGTGGAAATTAATCAAGGAATGGGAGTTAGAAGTCAGACAAATGCAGGATGATTTATTCAAAAGTTTCATGTAAAGAATATGTAAACTCTTTACTATCGAAGCGCAAAATGATAAAATTAAACAAGGTAAGGAGGTAAATTAATGGATAGCAAGCCGACTTTAAAAGAGAAATTAATGGCATTGTTTGCGGTATTTTTAATGTTATGCGGTGAAAGCATTGTCGAAATCATCAACAAATAGGAGGTTGCAACGTGAGAAAAGAACTGATCGAGAAGCGTAAAAGTTTTGGTTACACACAAGAAGAAGTAGCTGAGAAAGCAGGGTTGACCAAGCAATATATTAGTTTTGTCGAGAATGGCAGACAACATCCAAGTTTGCGCGGTGCGATCAAGATTGCAAGTGTTTTGAACGTAGACATTGACCCAACTAAAAAAATTGCAGAAGCATTTAGCAATTTAGGTCGCATACCGGTAAAAGACATTTACCATGTCGCATCTGTATTCGGTATAGAATTCGATTCTAACGGACTTTTTAAGGAGGTCAACCAATGACAACAGACAACAAAAAAGATGCGTTAAAAGATTATGTAGAAGTCAATCAGCGAGTTATAGAGTTTTGGGCTAAATATCCCAATGGTCGTATTCATACCGAAATCGTCAGTTGGCAAGATGGTGTAGTCATCATGAAAGCGGAAGGCTATCGAGATGTTGCGGATGCAATACCTTTTGCAGTCGGTCATGCGTATGAGCGTGAGAACTCAACTTTTATCAACAAGACAAGCGCACTCGAAAATTGCGAGACAAGTTGTGTCGGCAGAATGTTAGGCTTAGGAAATTTCAGCGCAAAAAAATCCATTGCAACAAAAGAAGAAGTTGCAAACGCAATTCATCAGCAGGAGGAAATGAAGAAGCAAGAGCGATCACCAAAAATAGACCCTGCAATTAAAGCAAAGTACAACATACTCAACGGTTCGCCAGATGGATTCGATGAATTCATGCAGAAGATGATTGGCAAAGGTTACACGAATCAAGCGATTGCGGAGTACTTAACCAAAAAAGTAGCGGAAAAAAAGGAGCAAAAAGCAGATGAATAAGGTTATTATGATCGGTCGATTGGCAAGAGAATCAGAGTTACGATTCACAACAAATGGTACTGCGGTGGCTAACAACGCTATCGCAGTTGAAGATGGATTCGGAGACAAGAAAAAGACTTATTTTTTTAACACTACAATCATGGGCAAGTTTGCTGAGACGTTCGCAGAATGGTCTTTTAAAGGTCAACAAGTAGCGATCGAAGGCAAGTTGCAACAAAGTGATTATACCAATAAAGAAGGGCAGAAGATAAATAAAATAGATATATTTGTGGAGCAGGTTAAGTTTTTGGAACGCAAACGCACACCCGAATTTGACGCACCGAAAGCATTGAATTTTGAAGTCGTTGAAAGTGACGATTTACCGTGGTAAAACTTCAAAGCGTGATCGATAAGATGCAAGTGCTAGAAGAACGATTCAACAAAGCGCAGAAAATCCTTTTCCAATACGCACAAGTCAAAGCAGAATCGGAGCGTGTATATCGAATGGAGTTAGCACAAGAGATATTGAGATTACGTGCAGAAGGTATGCAAGCGGTTTTAATTGCAGATGTAGCGCGTGGTAGTGTTGCGCAAGAAAAGTTTAATCGTGACTTTGCAGATGCCCAGTATCGAAGCGCTATTGAATCCATTGAATCCATGCGCGTTCAGATGTCAGCGCTTCAATCGATTTTGCGCTACCAAGCTGAAATGTAAAAAGAGCGGATTGCACAAAGCACCGCTCTAACACTCGTATTTTAATCATATCAAATTATAAAGGTCGTGAAAATATGAAATTGTATGAATTATCAACACAATATGCACAACTTGTGGATATGTTAGAGCAAGCGGAAGAGGATATGCAAGAAGCGTTAAAGGACACACTGGATAGCATATCAAATTCTATTGAAGTTAAAGCGGATTCAATTGCAAAAATCATTCGTCAGTTAGAAGCTGAAAAAGAAATGATCGACGCAGAATGCAAGCGCCTTGCCGATCGTGGAGCAAAATTGTCCAAGCAGAAAGATCAACTCAAAGCGTACCTGTTTGAAAATATGCAAGTTGTAGGACAAGACAAAATCAAGACAGCGCTATTCAGTTTTACCATTCGCACAAACGCACCGAGCGTACTTGTAACGAACGATCAGATAATACCAAGTGAATTTATTAAGCTAACTCCATCAATTGATAAGAGAGCAATTCTTGAACGTTTGAAGGCGAAAGAGATTGTCGAAGGTTGCGAGATTCAACAAACGAGGTCGTTAATGATTAAATAGGAGGATGATGCGGAATGAAATATACAAAATGTGCATCATGTGGTGATAAATTGTATGTTGGTGAAATCGCTTATGAGTATCAGAAATATTTATTTTGCACTAAATTTTGTTTGGAACGTTATATAAATGAAAATGCTGAAATTATGAATGTCACATTATCTAATTGTGACATGGAGGAAGATGCGGAATGAGCGAAAAAGTAAAACTACCTAAGCAAGTATGCGATGCGTTGAATTATGCAATGACTCTATCGCGAAATTTTGATTTTACAATTGCAGAAATGACGCACCATGGAAAATGGGAACTTAAAGAATTAGAAATACTAAACACTCAAAACTCAGATTTAATCATGCGAGCGCTTGTGCTTGGATATGAACCCGAATTGTCAGCGGAAGAACAGTTAAAAGAAAGATATTTAAGCAATTACTATTCCAATTCTTATAAGAACGGTATGCAAGAGACGTTAAAAGTTTTAAGAATTCAATATGACTGGTTAGGTGATTTGGAATGAATAAAGAAACTTATGGCTTAATTGAAATGATTCTAAACACTACAATTTCAGTTGCATCCTTTCAAAATAATCATGAAGATGCGATGAATGAAATGTATAAAAAAGGTGTCGATCAAACTGTAAAGGCTATCAAGATTTATAAAGATCAACTGTTAAATCATTTAAAAACTAAATTCGAGTAGTGGGTGAAAATATGAATCGAGATTTAAGGCGATCAATGCAACGTAAGTCGCACGATCAGAAGGTTATCAGCTATGATGCAAATAAGATCATAACGCATAATAAAGTGAAGCAAGCAATGGACGAAGGAATCATAATGGGATTCTATTGCGCAGTGAAGATGATCGGCGATGTATGCGATCAAGTTAACGGTATCGGTGAGAAGCGCAAACAGGAGATGATTCGACTATATAATCAAAAAATGTTAAACTTAAAGGAACGTTTGCACAAAGGGGAAGTTTAACATGATGCCTATTGAAATTTACCAAGAAATTGAGCGTGAATTAAGCCGAACGACTTGGACTAAATTGATCGAGAATCATGAGTTTTTATACAATAATAAAGACTTATTTGAAGAGAAGCCGAAGTTAATTGAGATCACACCTACGCAACTTGGTGAGTATTTATTTTTTGAAATGTGATATACTATTGAAAAATTAAATATCCGTTCACACGACAAATAAGCCGATTAGAGATAGTCGGTTTTTTTGTGTTTATTAATCGATAAAAAACCCAACGAAACCCAAACGAAACCCAAACGAAACCCAAACAAAACCCAACGTAACCCAAACGAAACCCAAAGGTTTTTATTAATAACCCAAACATAACCCAACGAAACCCAAAGGTTTTTATTAATAACCCAAACATAACCCAAC